CTGAAGCAAGAAAAAACGATGACGAGTATGGCGATTGGAAAATGCATCGTGATAAAGATGAAGCAATAGATCGTAAAGACAATAAAGAGCATAATGGTACGTGTACTATTGCCATAGAAAAAGATAGCTCTACAGGGGAATTTAGAGTCCCTGCGGAAGATGGTTATGAGGATGGAGCATACTATACTGACGATAAGAAGGATGCTATTGATACTTGCAAAACAAGATATGGCAAAGAATGTAATATTACATTCCGTAGCGTGAAAGAGTTTGTAGGTGGGAAGTATGAAAAATATCGTCCTGGCAGTAAGTTAGCTCCAAAAAAGAAAGGAAAGAAATGATGAAAAACAACTTTGATGAATTATTAGAAATATTTAAAGAAGCATTAGAAGCAGACACCAAATGGAAACCGCCCAAAGATTTGTTCACTAAATCTGCTGGAGCTATAGTAGCTGGTCTTGTTTCTGGTCATGGCGGAGATATCGGCAAATCAATCAAGTCTCTTACCTTCTATATGAATCGTGCTGGAGATAAACTTACAAATGTTGGAGCATTAGAAGAAGCGAAAGCTAAACTCGAAAAACGTTTGGAAAGAGAAAAGAAAAAGAAGTAACCCTGCCAAAAAAGAATAGACTTTTAAACAAAACATTGTATACTAATATTATAGTTGGTATACAATGTTTGTTTTTAAGGATATCACATGGACAAATGCAAATTCCAAGGACAAGGTTGTACTTTCGAAGATGATTGCACAAAACAAAATCAAGAAATTATCAATTGTGGTTATTACGGATATTTTGTATTCTTAGATAAATTTACTAAAGAGCTTGGAGAATAAATGCTGTTAAATAGTCTGCTTAACTCTCTAATTACTAATCATAATTATTTTGGAGTAGTGTTTCCTTTTTTAAAGTCTGAATATTTTTCCAAAAAAGAAGACAGAATCATTGTAGATGCTATTATAAAATATCATATGAAATACAATAAGCGTCCTACATTTTCTAATATCAGACTTTTATTAGATACTGATTATGATATATGCCAGGAAGACACGGTAGAATTATTCAATCATTTAGAAAAGATAGAAAATATTAAAGCTAAAGACCTTCCTGATACAAAAGTTTTGATAGATCAAACAGAACTGTTTTTCAAAGATAGAGCTTTAGAAAAGGCTATAAATGAAAGTATAGAAATCATAGAAAAAAAAGGCAATAGGGGAGAAATAGAAACTAAAGTAAAAGACGCATTAGCTATTCAATTTAACATTGATATTGGGCATGATTATTTTCATGATGGGAAAATTAGATTAGATAGTTATATGGACATAGAAAATAAAATTCGTTTAGATATAAATAACATCAATATTGCAATGGGTGGTGGTTTAGTTAGACAAGGTATATTTATGTATTTTGGTTCGACAAATGCAGGTAAAACTACATGGTTAGTACATTCTGCATCTAGTTTAATACAATCAGGAAAAAATGTTTTGGTTTTAAGTGGGGAAATGTCTGTAAAAGAATATTACAAACGATGTGATGCAAATATATTAGATATACCAATATCTGAATTGACTAATACGTTAGATAAAACAATGTATAAATCAAAATTTAAATCTATATTTGATAAACCACACGGAGAGTTATTGATACAATATTTTAGAGCCGGATCAATGAATGCCAATAATATTAGAAGTTTATTGCGTGAAATACAAATTAAAAAAAATTTAGTATTTGACGTGATAATATTAGATCACTTAACATTATTCAGTTCTACTAGACTTCCTCTGTCACGAACAGGAGATCATATGTATTATCAATGTATAGTAGAAGAAATAAGAGACATTGCTGTAGAATTTGATTGTAGTATATTGACTGGAGTACAATTCAATAGAGGGGCAAAAGGTAAAAAAGAAAATGTAAGTAATGAAGATGTAGCTTTGGGGTATGGTATCAGTCAAGCAAGTGATTGGAGTGGGGCTTTGATTTTAACTACTGAACTTCGTGAGCAAAATAAATATTTATTGAAGGTGATGAAAACAAGATATGCAGCCAATAACGAACAAATATATGGTATAGGTATTGATTTTCAAAAAATGAAATTGACTCAATTAAAAAACGAAAACGAGGATTCTATTCCATTACATATAAGAGATCAGATTAGATATCAACAATCTCTTAAAGATATCGAAGAAGAAACTCCTATTCTTTTTGATTTCAGTACTGAATAATATGACTGATTTTAATAAACAAAATTATAAAAACCAACAAAAAAGATTATATTACGAATCTAAAGAAAAAGGAATTTGTGTTTCTGAAGGATGTGAAAAATATAAAATAGAAGGATATATACATTGCCAACAACACAAAGATTATTTTACTAATTGGAAAAAGAATCAAAATAAACAAGCTAAAGAAAAAGGAATTTGTAGATATAGTACTGGATGTAAAGAATTAGTTGTTAAAGGAAAGTCTAGATGCCAAAAACATTTAGATGTGAATAAGACTATAAAGAATAAATATACTAATTATAAATGTAATGCCAAACATAGAAGTATTGTATTTGCATTAACAGAAGAACAATTTATATTTTTTTGGCAGCAACCTTGTTCATATTGTGGGTCTAAAATAGAAACAATTGGAATAGATAGATTTGATAATAATAAAGGTTATGTTGAAGGAAATATAATAAGTTGTTGTAAATGGTGTAATATAATGAAAATGGATCATTCAGCACAAGAATTTTTAACCCATATTAGAAAAATTATAAATAACATAAAAAGGAGTTCTTATGAAAAGTATTAGAACTAAAACACATTTAGTAGAAAGATTGAACGATCCTGCATTGATCAAAGGTATTAAGCTAAACGAATCTGAAGAGTTAAGAATCTTACTTCCTAATCGTAGTGTGCTTATTATCAAAGACGGATATGTAACAATAGGAAAATAAACGCCTATGCCACGGAGATAAGATGGTAGATTTGTTTAAATATTACTGCAAGAAACATGGATACCATTCACAAGAAATATGTCCTAGTTGCAAATATATACTCGGTATAGTAGGAAATATATTTTTTACTGAAGATAATCCTTGGCGAAAATTAATTAATGCATGGAAGAATTTAAAGAAACCATCATAACAAAAAGGAACTAACTAATGATTCTAATTGATGAAAGTCATCTATGGCACAGGTCTGTTCATCCAAATAAAAATATGATTTTGGAGAATATAAATTTTTGTGCTCATTCTATATTATCAATGATATTGAATGTATCAAAACAGTTTGGAGCTTCAAGAAAAAATCCTCTAGTCATAGCGGTAGATTCAAAACCTTCATGGAGACACAAATATTATGAAACTTTTTCTGCTGATATTCCTGGTTATGAAGGACTTACATATAAAGGACATAGAACAAAAGACCCAATGTTTGATTGGAAAGGAATGGATATTATCCATAAAGATATCCTAGAAGCACTAAAGCTATATAGTGATTTCTATGTTATAGATGTAGCATATGCAGAAGCAGATGATGTTATAGCTGTATTAGTACAAGATGTTACAGACGATCCTTACTATGTAATATCATCCGATAAAGATTTCAAACAACTCCAAAGACACAACGTTCATATCTTTGATCCTATCAAAGGAATTTTTCTTCCTGAGATTGATGTAGATCATTTCAAGAAAATTCACTTTATGATAGGAGATAAATCAGATAATATTCTTGCTATCAAACCAAAGATTGCAGAAAAGACAGCAGAGAAACTTTATCCTGAATTAGAAACTCTATTAATTACAGTTCCAGAGATAGGAATGAAATATGATTTCAATAAAGTCCTTATCGATTTCGATGAAATTCCATGTTATATTAAAGATAAGATCAAGAAAGAAACTGAGAAACAAGTACATTCTTTTGATGCCGGAAATTTGATGAAAATGTTTACAAAGTATGAACTTGCAAATTTAACAGAACGAATCTCTGAGTTTAAGTTATATGATAAAGAAAGAACAACTCCTATGATTAGTCAGATCAAACAACAAAAATCTACTGAAAATTACATAGACGATTGCCTAGATGGATTTTTTGTAGAAGAATGAAAAAAGAATAGACTTATAAGAAAAAATATGAGATCATGAAGGTATGGAGAAAAGATAAATGATTTTGACTAACTTAATAGATGATATAGAAAACAGAGCAGCAAGACTTCATTCTTATATTGAAGCAATCCTGGAATACAAAGAAGAAAAGAATATAGATGATTTTGAAGATATTACTGAACAACTGAATACATCTCTTATAGAAAAAGTAAAAATGGAATTCAAACTTAAGCATTATTTTCCTGAAGAAACTTTCTCCAATCCAGATGGATTTTTTGAAGAAGAACCTGAAGAAGAGTAGATTTTAAAGTATAAATAATAGTACAGAAGTAATCGTTCAGATTGCTCAATCACGCTGCATTGGCAGCATCAAAAGGAGTAACATTATGGCCCAAAAATTTGCGTTTGATTACACACCCTCTAAACAACAAATGGAAAAAGACGAAGAAAACAAGAACAAGTTTACCAAAGACGAAAGATTCTGGAAACCCACTAAAGACAAAGATGGCAATGCTTCTGCTGTAATTCGTTTCCTTCCTGATATGGAAGGTATCCCTTTCATCAAATTCAGCGATCACTCATTTGAGTACACAATTGGTACTAACAAAAAGAAGTACTGGAAAAATTGTATTAGCGATTTCGGATGGGACAGAGAATGCCCGATCTGTCTGAAAAATGCAGAATACTGGAAATCAGATTTTGAAAAAGATATTAAGATTGCCAAGTTACGTAAACGTAAATATCATTTCGTTTCAAACATTTTTGTAATCAAAAATCCTCTTCACCCTGAAGATGAAGGTAAAGTTTTTCTTTACAACTACGGACAAAAGATTTATGAGAAGATCAAAGAAAAGATCACTCCTTCTGATGCTATTAAAGCTCTTGGAGAGTACGTAGAGTTTTATCCTTACGATCTTTATACTGGTGCAAACTTCACTTTGCTTATTTCAAAATCTGGTCCTAATCCCGAAGAAGTAGATTATGCCGCATCTACTTTTGCATTGCAGTCAGCTTTCTTAAAAGGTGACGATAAAAAGATTGAAGCAGTAATGGCACAAACTTCATTGCTTTCAGAGTTTACTGCTATAGATAAGTATCCTACAAACGATGCAGTTATTAAGTTGATCGGACCTGTACTTGGTATCCTAGCATCCGAAGAGCCTGACGAGCCTGAAGAACCAGATGCTGGAGGTTTCTTGGGTGAACCAGAAGCTCCTGCTGCTCCTGACGATGATGTTCCTTATTTTCCTTCTCCTACAGAAAGTCCAGAAGAAAGTGGTATTCAGTTAACCGCTGAACAACAAGAGGACAAAGAGTTCTTTGATCGATTGTTAAAAAAATAAAAAGTAAAATCATCATAACAAAAAAGGTCACTGAGAAAATCAGTGGCCTTTTTCTTTTTATAAATAAAAGAAAACTTTATGGAATTCTAAATGGCAACTATACAAACAGCTACTATTTACTATTGGGATGTTTCTAAAAAAACAACCAATCCTTTAAACAATAAGGATATTGCAGTACTAAACAATGCTCAAGCTATCCTGGAATCTATCAGCAATATTCTTCAAACAGGATTCTATACTGTTCTTTGGAGTCCAGATGAAGGAATAGATTTGGTGAAATATCTGTTTGAACCTATAGACAATATTACTGCTATGCAGATTCAACAAGACATTATCTATGGATTAAATTTGTATGAACCTAGAGTTAAGAATGTAGTGGTTACAGTAATTCCAGATATAGATAATGAAACATTCAACATCATTATAAATTGTACAGAGACTATAACAAACTCTGATCAAACATTCCAGGTCGATTTCAAAAAAATAAGATAAGGATATCATATGCAATTTTCACTTACATCATTAAAATATCAAGACATTAGACAACAAATTATAAACAATTTGAATGCTAATAATCCATATGCCATTAGTAATGGTGGACAATATGATTTTAGTTCTGCTAACTTAAGCATCTTCATAGATTCTATGGCTTATATTTGTATGACTTTTGGGTATGATGTTTCTTTTGTTACAAACAACTATTTCTTAGGCACAACTGAAATCAGAGAGAATGCAGTTTCTAAAGCTAGTGAAATAGGATATACTCCTAAACGACCATATGCGCCTAGATTTTCAGGAACATTTGTATACAACGGAACAGGATTTTCTACAAACAATTCTCTAACTATATATAATCGATCTCCGTTTGTAGGAAGTTTAGGCAATGTTTATTATAATATGCAACCGATAGTATTAAGTTATGTAAGTTCTACTGAATTAGAAGGAGAATATTTAATATCTCAAGGAAGTTTTAATACATATTCAGTTACTCCAACTGGAGAAGATAATTTCTTTTTTGTTATAAACAATCCAAATATAGATCAAGAAAATTTTACTTTATATGTAATTCCTACGAATGTATATGATAATACTCAACCATTATCACTTTATACTGAATATATTTGGGTAGGTATAGATGCATTTACAAATTTGATGAATCCTAATTCTTATTATTTACAAGAAGATATAACTACAGGATATCCTTTAGTTATGTTTGGTAATGCTATTTCTGGAGCTAGTGTTCCTGCAAACAGTGACATTATAGTTGTAGAATATTTTGATACAGAAGGTAGTGCTGCTAACAACGAATTGTTGAATTCGTTGCCACCATCTACACAGACTAGTCCAAACACTCCAAATTATATATATTACAATACATCTTCATTAGGTATAGGAAATACATTTAGTACGGATAATTTTAATGTCAGTTTTCAAAATGCATATAACAAATCTTTTGGAGGAACTGATCTTGAATCGTTGACATCTATTCAAGCTAATGCTCCACGTTTCTATTCTTCCGCAGGACGGGCAGTAACTCAAGATGACTACATCTACTTATTAAGTACTTTTGTTGGCATTGGAGCTATATATGTGATCGGTGGAGACGCATTATTTCCAGGGGATCAATCTCATTTAGGAAATATTTATATTTGTCTAGTACCAACTTTTGATCCTACAGAATTTTTAACCAACAATAATATATATATAACCCCAATATTTCAATCACAAATTAGATTGGCAGTAGAAGATCATCCTATTATTGCTACAAAAAGATTTTTTTATAAACCAACATATATTCTTATAAACGCAACACCAAATATAGAATTAGCACAAACTCTTACTATATCAGATAAAAATAGTATTAGTAATCAGGTAACTCAATTATTAACTACATATTTTGATGATACATTCAATGCTTTAGGCATTCCTTTTAGATCATCTAAATTGAATACAGCTATAGATAATCTGTTGTATATAGAATCTTCTTCAATAGATTTAAGTTATAGTTTTGTTATTAACAACAATACTATAGCAGGAATGACTACTGGAGTTGATAATTTTCTATATCTACCTATCAAAAATATAAAAGATACTAATGGTAATGTAATAGGAACAACAAATTTTATTTCTACTAATAGTAAAAATATTGAAAATATCTATAATACTTTTAACTGGTCTATTTTAACAGATTCATTTGATTCTTTATCAGTAGCTAATCAAGCAGTATTTGAGAGTACTCTTTCATTGTTAAACTCATACCAGAAAGATTTACCTGCAAATCAGTGTACAATTTATAGTCAAGAAGGTTTGATTAATGTTGCTGGTTTTAATAGATATCTTTATAATGATGATATTATAACAATAGCAATAGCAAATTTTAATTATGTAGATAATCAGATAGTTGCTTATAATGCTATACCTTTTACTGATCAATTTGGGAATGTAGATTCATTAGAAATTTCTACATTAGAGAATGTTATAACATTATATTTTTCATATATTGTTAATGGAGTACAAACACTAAAAGATGTTGGTACTTTGGTATATAATAATGGAGAATTTGTTGTTAACATATCAACCATTGAACAGGCGAATCTTCTTCAATATTTTGGAATAGATCAAAATTTTTACTTCTATAATAACGATTCAACACCGTTTAATGTTGTAGCAAATTCGCTTTCTAATTTTACTATCAATATAAAGACTTCTCAGAATTTACTTACAAATTTAAATTTACTATCTAATATTGATATTTTTGATGTAACTATTGCAAACGGAATACATAGTGCTACAGCATTAGGAACTTTTACTTTTATAGCAGTTGGTAGTGATCCTGTTCCTACATTTTATAATATAAGTTCAGGTAGTACAGTAATAGGAGATATAGAAAATAGTCATTTAGCATTGAATTATGATCCTTTTAAAGGATTTCTAAATGATGCTCTTGATTATTCTGCTATCAATTTATCAACTTTAACGTTGGGAGATTACTATATAGTATCTAGTAATTTTAATGTTACTACATTGGGCGTTACAACTTATTATTTTATAGGAAATGTATTGTTTTACAACGGAACCGCTTTGGCAATATCTGCTATAAAAGAAACTTTATCGTCTGCATCAGATGCTACTTTGAATACTGTGTATTCTCAAAACCAATTATTCACAGATTCTACAAACTATAGAATATATATTGGTGGTGCTGTAACTAACTTATCCAATTTTCCTTTATTGACATTCTTTCCATATGTTAATAATATATATGGGGTTTCTGTAGACGGCTCACAACTATTACCGAATTCTCTTATAGACGGAACATTAGTTAAGATAGTATTAGATTCTGCTTTATATCCTACAGGAACAGAAATATACTATCCTCAAACAACAAATTCTAAAATAAACACCTTGAACAATTGGGACTTGACACCAAACGGTTCGACTATTGTTTATGACGGCGATCTTCTTGTCTATAAAGATACTGGAAATGCTTCTACAAGTTATTGGGTTTTGCTTACTAATCTTGATGGTGTAGTAGGAAGAGCAAGAATCCTAGATAATATAGGTAATGCTTATAAATTTCAACAAATAGAATCGTTAGATCAAATGGCACCA